CGAGTCTTAACGCAACAAGATTGTGTGAAAGAACTTGATAGAACTACGTCAACTGGTTATCCTATGAGTATGGAATATCACAAGAAAGGTGAGTTTCTAGACCATGGACCAGTAAACATGCTTGAGGATTTTTGGAATATGATGGGAAAAGAAGAGGAGCGTGTGATGCGTCCTATTTGGACGTGTAGTCAAAAGTATGAACTTCGAGCAGCTGAAAAATTACTCAAGAATTCTATTCGGACTTTTACTGCCTCTCCGGTGGAGCATTCAGTTGCTCTTAACCGTTTCTGTCTAGATATGAACACAAAGTTCTATCTATCCAATGGAAAGACTTGGTCTTTCGTTGGAGCTTCCAAATTTCTACAAGGTTGGAATGCACTTTTTGCCAGATTGTCAAAACACCCGAATGCATTTGAACTGGATGAATCAGAGTATGATTCTAGTCTATTTGCTAAGGCCATGTATGGCCAAATGGAAATTCGATGGTGTATGCTTTCTGAGGAGTACAAAACTCCGGAAAATCTCCTAAGGTTTCAGCGCCTTTATGATGACATAGTTCATTCTGTGATTGTCTTGGAGAATGGTGAACTAATTCAAAAACACACTGGAAATCCGTCAGGCTCAGCTAATACGATTGTGGATAATACCATGATTTTGTTTCGGCTGTTTGCCTATGCATGGATTGAACTTGCTAAGGAAAAATTTGGAAAGTCTAATTCTGCTGCTATTGCGGCGGCTATGACACCGGATATTGTACAGCGGTTCTATGATGGTGATCTTTTTGGTAGTTACAATGACTTTATGAGTAATGTTGAAGCTGCTTTAAATGGCGACGACAACACGTTTACGGTTTCACCGGAATGTGTTAGTTGGTTCAATCCGAAGAGTATTGCATTGATTTGGTCCTCTATAGGAGTTACGACCAATACCCCTTGTGAAGCGCCTCGCGCTTTAAAAGATGTGTCTTTCTTATCACAAGGTTTCCGTGAAGACCGCGGCATCTGGCTTCCTGTGCCAGAAACTGCACGCGTTTTGTGCTCCCTTCGTTGGGGTTCGAGTGACGACGATGTTCGTTGGCACTTGATGAGAGCGTATGCGTTGCGAATTGACTCTTGGGGAAA